CCCACCGAAAGAGGCAAGGAAGTTCCGCAAATCTTTTTCTGAGAAATCGGACTTTTTAGTCTTAATTCCATAAAAGAAATCACCTTCAGAACCAATTAAGCGGTTGAATACGGGACGTAAAGCATCTTTTAAGTCCGACATTTTACCATTGCTATAGTATGCCTGAATAGATTTTGAAATATCAACACCGCCCTTTTCAGTGTCGAAAATCTCATTGTCAAGACGGACATTCTTATAAATAGCATGAGCCATTAAAGTAATATGTACACGGTCAGTTGGACATAATGCGGTTACTTGTTCCATGGAAATAGGGAGAGAATTGCACTCCTCTGTTAATGCAAGTACTTCTTCACGGTCTTTAATAAACTGTCCTGCATCGTTCCCCAAAGCAGTGTTGACCATTTCAACCGGACAAGTCAGAACGTCAATATCTGAATGTAAATCTTCAATAGTTTTCTTACCATCTTTAAAGGTCTTTTTGTCCTTGACTGTAGCAAGTTCTGTATTCCGTACAAGTGTTTTTACATAACCGCCAAAATCGAAAGTAGAATCCTTAAGTCCATGAGCGTTACAATAGAATTTTT